GCCGTCGATGCGGGCTGCGGCAACCTGTGTGTCGCTCATCTCAGACCCGCCGCCGCGCAAAGCCGCCCCCAGCAACGCCACCACATCACGGCTCGAAAACCGCGCCGCCTCGAACCTCTCGACCAGCCCCATCAGCGATGCCTCGCCCAGACCATCCTCAAGCTCGGCCAGCGCACCCAGCGTCAGCCGCGCCACGCAGCGCTTGCCATCAAGGGTCAGCGCCACATCCCCCCGCCACCGGTTCGCCATGCTCAAACCACCACCAGATCGGGCGTGAACGTCAAAATGCCAGCCGACTGCAGGCTCAACTCATAGGTCGCCTCGCCATTCAGCTGCCCCGCATATTCCAACGCCGTCACCTGAAACGGGCCCTCCACCACACCAAAGGCAGGGATGATGATCTGAAAGCCCGGCGTCAGCCCGTCAAAAAACAATTGCCGCGCCCTTTCGTCCGTCCCCTCATCGCGAAACACGCCCGAGCCTGAAATATTGCACGACCGCACACCGGCCCCCGCCAGCAACTCGCGCCAGCCGCCGTCACTATCCAATGAGGTCACATCGACGGTCTCGGCATTGAAACTCACCCGCGTGGCCCGCAGGCCCGCGATGGTCTCGAACTGCCCATCAATTGTCATATCCACCTTGACCAAAAGGTCCTTGCCTGCCTGAACAGCCATCATGTCTCTCCTGAATTAAATCTAAATCTCGTCGTCCTGCACCCGCGCGGCAAAGCGCAGATCAATCTGGCGTGTCGCCGCGCTTTCGATGCGCGCGGCCTTGGCCTGCTCAAAGCGCAGGCTGATCACACGCCCCCGGCTCAGGGTCAGATCGCCTTCGTGCAGGACATCACTGATCGCGCCTGCCGCCTGTTTGGCCTGCGCAAAACCGGGGGCGGCGGTGATGACCGATATCGTGAAACGATGCAGCGCGCCCGCGCCGGTCCCGTCAGAGGCATCGGTGACGCTTTCACTGCCAAGGCGTACATAGATCATCGGCAACGCCCCCGCAGGCAGCGCATCGTAAATCGCTGTGCCCACTATCGCCCCAAGGGCCGCATCCTGTCGCAACGCATCATAAACAGCCGCTTGCAACGGCCCGGACATGGCAAAGCTCATACCACCATCTCCTCTTGGGCAAAGCAGGTCAGATAGCGGCCCTCAGGGTCACGCTCTGCCACCGCCTGAATGGTGAAGATCCGCGCACCCTGGCGGAACCTCTGCTCGGGTTGGGGGCGCTCGGGCGTGCCAAAGGGGGCACCTCGCACCACGATCTTATAGTTTACACGGCTGACCGGCACGCCGCCTGACGCGGCCTCACGCCCGGTGCGTGCGGTGATCTCGGCCCAGACCGAACCGACCACGATCCAGCCCTGCGTATATCCGCCCGACCCGTCGCTGACGCGTTCCGGTGCCTCAAGGATCAGCGCCTGGTTCAGGCGCGGCAGGTTCATCTGACCGCCCCCGCACCCAGCCGGACATGCTTGTAGCGCTCGATCAGGCTGGTGACGCCAAAGGGCATGCAACCATTGCTCAATCCCGTATCATGCCGGTATTCATAGTAATGCGCCGCCAGCATCAGCACCGCCTGGCGCAGATCACTGGGCACACCGTCCCAAGCGGCCGCAAAACCCGCCTCAAAATGAACCACCACCGATCCCTTGGCGGGCACCGATGGCAAGGCAGTGCCCGTGGCCCGCACACGCGGGGTCTGGGTATCGCGCTCCAGCCAAAAGCTGCCGGTCGCCACGTCCGCGCGGGTCCCGTCCGCCGCAATCCGCTCGACCTGTGTCACGGCGCTCACCGGTGCCACCGGCAAGACCTGCCCGCAATCCGTTGTCCAATGCCCCAGCGTCAATGCGAACATGCGCATCAAAAGCGCCTTGCCCGTGCGCCCCTCAACCGCCGCGATCGCGGCACGCAGAAATGACGCCAGCACAGCATCCTGCGTTTCACCCGTCCCAAACCCACTGCCAAGCCGCAAATGGGCCTTGAAGGCCTCAACCGGCAGGTCCGCATCTGCAATGGGTGTCTGTTCAATCAACATCATGGAAGTCTCCAAATTTCGGCCCCCTATCTGGACCAGAAAAACCCGGACGCGCGGCCACCTGCCCTGCTCGGTCGGAGGGGAGCAGCTAGGCAAGGCAAGCTGAACGGTCGCGCGCCCAGACCGGGGCCACGTCACCCCGGCCCCGGCATTCAAAGCGGCTTAGGCCACCCCGAATTTCAGCAATTTGATCGCGGCAAAATCGCTCACGTCACCGCCCACACGCTTGGTTGCGTAAAACAGCACATGCGGCTTGGCGCTAAAGGGATCGCGCAGAATGCGCAGATCGGGGCGTTCGGCCACGGTATAGCCCGCGCGGAAATCCCCAAATGCGATGGAGAAGCTGCCAGAGGCCACATCGGGCATATCCTCGGCCACCAGCACCGGATACCCCATCAACATCGCAGGCTCTCCGGCCGCCAGACCATCCGACCACAAGAACCGGCCATCCGCATCCGTCAGCTTGCGCACCCGGCCCGCCGTCTTTGAATTCATCACGAAGGCCCCGTTGGCACGGTACTGCGCACCCAGCGCATAGACCAATTCGATGATCGCATCCGGCGTAAGATCACCATCAACTTCCGTGGGCACATAGCCAAGGTTGCCCCAGGTCCAGATGTCATTGTCCACCGCCGCATGGGTCAGGAAACCCTTGGGCTTATCCACCCCGTCACCGTTCACAAAGGCAGCAGCCTCCGCGCGGGCAAACTTGTTGGCAATGCGGCCCGCCAGCCAGCCTTCGATGTCAAAGGCACTGTCATCCAGCAGACGCTGGGATGCTTTCGGCAGGGCGCTCAACTCATGCAAGCCAATGGTGATCCGGTCGATTTGCGGGGTCGAGGTCTCGGTCTGTGGCCCTGCCTCTGTCGCCCAGCCGGCACCGACATCCGTATGATCCACCAGCACATCATAAGACGTGGCCTCAACCTGCACGACACTTGCAATCGCGCGGATTGATGCCGTCGCATTCAGCACCGATTGCACCGTGGCGCTGGTCTGTGGGTCCACCAGATAGCCACCATCCGAATTGACCGCCGTGGACAGCGATTTGCCCTCCAGCTCCAGCCCGCGCAAGCCGTCATCATCGCCGTTGCGCAGGTAGGCGTTGAACGCCTTTTGATGGGGGGCACCCGCATCCATGGCCCCACCAAGGGGCGTGCGTGCAGGCAGTGTCATTTTTCGATCCAGCATGGTCATCCGCTCTTCTGTTTGTTGAAGTTTTGAGTCTATTTCAGCCTGAAAGCCCTTGAAGTCAGTGACAAATCCCGTCACCGCCGCTCGCACTTCTTCAGCCGGGGAAATCTCCCCCGTTTTTGGTCTGCTCATCCGTCACTCCCGAATTTGCTCAAGTTTTCTGTGTTCCGCGCGCCACCCCCGCGCCCCATTGCCGCTCTCGCCTGCTCAAACGACGCGGCCATCTCGCGCAGCATGTCACCCATGGGGATGAAATCCCCCTTGGCCGCCACCCGCGCAGTGGGCAGCATCGGAAAGGTCACCAAGGACACCTCCCAAAGCTCCAGTTCCGACAAGAGCCGCTGGCCCTTGCTGTTCTTGCTCGCTCTCACCGTGCGGTATCCGATCGACAACCCGTCGATGGCACCGGCCGCGATCAGGGCGGCAGCCTCACGCCCCTTCTCGACAGCGCTCAGAATGCGGCCCTTGACCCACAATCCCTTGCCGTCCTCGCGCAGTTCATCCCATACGCCGATGGGCTGGGCGGGATCATGCTGCCACAGCATCTTGATGCGGTGCCCGGCCTTTGCACCCCGCGCCAGGGATGCCCGATAGGCCCCCGCCTCAACCACATCACCGCCCTGATCGACCGCGCCGAACAGGCTGGCATAGCCGCTGATCTGGGTTCCGCCATCAATCTCCGCGACCTTGTCAAAGGCCATGAACTTGCGTTCCAAAACCGGGCCGCCCCCGGACATATCTTTCCCGTTCTCCGGCCCAAAGCCGAAGTCGCTCACGTCATATCCCATGACATTCTCCTTGAATTTCAGCCCGCTACCACCCGCGCCCTAGGGTGCCACCACCAAGAAACCCTGCACCGCTTGCGCCAGGATCACCGCAACCACCCCGTAAACCGTCAACCACAAGCGCCGTTCCATCCGCTCCATCATCTCTTCCAGCCGCACCATACGCTCCAGCATGTTCTGATGGTGAATTTCACTGACCCGCTCATGCGCCTCCAGCCTCAGCCCCGGCGCACAGTCAAATCTTTCGTACAATGGATCCTCACGCATCATCCGCCACCGCCGGCAACCCCAACAGGCTCCGCTTTTCGGCCTCGCTCAGAAAATCCGCCTGCGCCACACGGGCCCATTGCGCATCGCGCACTGCGGCCAGGGCGGGCACCTGATCCAGATCGGGCCTCACCTCGACAGGCTCTCCCGTGAAGCCCGCCAACCAGCTTGCCAATGCCGCCGTCACCCGCGTGGCCAATGGCAAGACGGTCAGGCGGTAAAACGCCCGGTGCGCCTCTTGGTAATTGGCATAGGTCGCATCTCCCTGGATGCCCAACAGCATCGGCGGAACCCCGTATGCCAAGGCGATCTCACGCGCCGCCGCTTCCTTGGTCTTTTGAAATTCCATGTCCGAGGGCGAAAACCCCATCGGTTTCCAATCAAGCCCACCCTCCAGCAACATCGGACGCCCGGCATTTCTGGCCCCCTGGTGATGGCTCTCCATCTCGCTGACCAGACGGTCATATTGATCGGGGCTCAGATGTCCCTGCCCCTCGGCCCCCTTATAGACAATTGCCCCCGACGGCCGTGCCGCATTGTCAAGCAAGGCCTTTGACCAGCGCGAGGCCGCATTATGCACATCCATCGCCATTGCCGCAGCCTGCATCGGGGCAAAACCGTAATGGTCGTCTTGCGGATGAAAGCTCTTGATATGGCAAATCGGCTTGGCGGCACCTCTCAGGTCAAAGCGGTGCTTGCGCCCGCCTACCGCATATTCATAGGCCACAGGCCAGCCATCCGCCCCCGGCACCACGGACATCCGGTCAGACCGCAGCACATGCAGCTCTGCCGGCATCCCCTCTCCCACCGCCTCCACATAGCCGTTCCCGCTTAACAGCAACTGCGCATACAGCGCCTCCAGCAGCTCCGCCTTGCCCTGCACACCGTTGGGCCGCGCCAGCAGCGTGACCAACGGATGCACATCATAGCGCCGCTGGGCATCCTGCACGACCAGCGGCAATGCGGCGGCCGCCTCCGCGATCAACTTCACACTGCGAAACCCAACCGGATTGCCGCAAAACCCCACCTTGGTCAGGCTCACCGCGTCCCTCGGGCTCCATGCCACCCGTCCGCTGGTCTGATAGGCCACCACCGGCCCCGTCGCCGAGGCTTTGTGCTCAAATCCTTTCGGCTCTGGCACGCTCGCCGCCGCCGTTCCGCGCCGTAGAAAATCAAACACCATGTCCAGCTCCTCTTGCCTGTTCTGCCCGATCCGGACCGCCGCTCTTGCAGGCCATCCAAATCGTCTTGAACCTAATTTGCATCAAAGAGTTTAATTCCACGCGACCCCACCGTGCGCAGGGTCGCGCAACAGGCGGGCTAAAGGGACCGCACCGCAGGCCGCCGCCACTTGGCCGCAGGCTCGATCATCAGCTCATGCAGGGCCCAGACCAACGCATCCACCCGGTCCGGACTGCCCGCCCCCTCATAGCCCCGCGCGGTCATGCGGCACATCTGGTCCTCCAACTCTGCCAGCCCCCGCATATGGCCCACACGTCCCTGTTCATAGAGGGCTGCCACAGGTTCCGCCCGCGCCACCTTGCCGCGCGAGGCATGGACAGATTTCAGCGGCACCAACGGGTCCACCTGCCGCAGGACCTCGCCCACCATGGCACCGCCCTGATTGATCTCTGCCACCAGCTTGTCCGCGCCATACCGCTCCATCGCGGCAATTGCGGCTCTGGCCCAACCACTGGGCGTGGCCCCCTGCACCGTACAATCGGCCAGGACCACGGCCCGCCACTCCTGCACCGGGCCCTGCGTCACCGCGCCCACCACAACGATCCCGCATTCATCGGCCCCCGCCCCAGCCGAGGCCGCAGGATCCAGCCCCACAACGATACGGTCAAATTCAGGCACCGCATCCACGCGCCCACCCTCAAGCGCATCTGACGTCCATAACGCCCCCTCGGCATCTGCCAGCAGCACGCCTTCCAGCTCCTGCCGCCCCAACCTTGTGCCGTGATAACGCGCCATCACCTCCTCCATGAAGGAGCTGGCCAGATTGGCCGCATTCGCCTGTGTCGGCGCATGGGTCTGCACCGTGGAGGGCGAGGCAATCAACCGTTTCAACACCTCCACGTTTCGCGGCGTGGTGGTCACACAGACCCGCGGATCATCCCCCAGACGCAGCGCGAACTGCAACTGGTCCCAGGTCTCCTGCCCGCGCTTCCACTTGGCCAGCTCATCCACCCATGCCGCGTCAAACTGCGGCCCGCGCAGCCCCTCGGGATCATGGGCTGTGTGAATGGTGGCAATCGCCCCGTTCGGCCAGACCAGACGCTTGCGCCCCGCCTCCCACTCGGGCCTGCGATCGGGCGGCGAACAGGCCAAGATCCCACTGTCACCAAAAACCATCACCTCGCGCACCTGCTCAATCGTCTCGCCAACCAGGGCCACACGCCGGCATTTGCCCGGGTCCAGCGGCCTTGATCCTTCAACGACCGACCTGACCCATTCGGCACCCGCACGGGTCTTGCCCGCACCGCGCCCCCCCAGGACCAGCCAGGTGCGCCATGCGCCTTCAGGCGGCAACTGATGATCCATGCCCCAGAACTCAAACAAATAAGGGAGAGCCAGCAGCTCTCCCTCATCCAGCTCATTCAGGAACTGCTCTTGGACGGCCGCATCGGCGCAGGCGATCCAATTTGCACCCGATCTCAACCCGCGCTCTGTCCAGATCGAGCGCATATCCTCCTCTGGCAATACCAGCTTGCTTACTTCTGCATTCAT